GAAGGGGATCAGCGACGACCTGATCGACGACCTGCCCGACTACGGCTACGACGACACCGCCGAGAATGCCCGGCAAGGGGCGCTGGCCAACGACGATCAGGAGAGCGTCCAGAAGGCGAACCGCTTGAAGGAGGTCTATTGCTGCTACATCCGCCTGTCAGTGGGTGACAACAACACGACCGAACTGCGCCACGTCTGGATCGGCGTCAATCAGGACCGTGTGCTGATCGACGAACCGGCCGAGTACGTCCCGTTCATCACCGGCTCCGCGATCCCCATGCCCCACCGCATCACCGGCACGGGCTTCGGCGAGGTGCTGGAGAGCGTCCAGAACGCCAAGACGCACACGCTGCGCAACTACCTCGACAACCTCACCGCCATGAACGGTTCCCGGGTCGGCGCGGTGGAGGGACAGGTCAATATGGCCGACCTGACCAATGGCCGGATCAACGGGGTCGTGCGGATGCGCAGCCCCGACGCGATCGTGCCCCTCCCCGTCGCCGACATCGGGCCCCAAGCGATCGCCGGGCTCGGCTACCTCGACCAAGTGCGCACCCAGCGTGTCGGGTCAAGCCTTGACTTCACAGAGGTGCAGGCTCAGTTGATGGGCACCAGCGCGACGGCCGCCGCCGGCCAACTCTCCAAGGTGGAACTGATGGGCGGCTGGTTCGCCGGCAACATCGTCCGCACCCTGCTGCTGCCCCTCTTCACCATGGTCCATCGCATCCTGCGCAACGAACTGGCCGGGCCGGTCATGGCGCGCGTCGGCGGCAAGTGGCAGCAGACCGACACGAGCCAGTGGCAGGAGCGCACCGTCACCGACATTCAGATGGGCCTCACCACCACCGAGAAGGCTGAGCGCCTGATGGCCTTGACCCAGACCCTCGGCCAGATGCAGCAGATGCTCGCCACCGGCGGCTCGGGCATCATTGTCGATCTGCCCCGGTTCTACAACGCCATGGGCGACTGGATCAGGACCGCGAACCTCGGCTCCCCGGATCAGTACCTCGTCGATCCCAAGAGCCCCGAAGCGCAGCAGGCCATCCAGCAGCAGCAGCAGAGCGCCAAGCAGCAGAGTGAGGAGCAGGTGCGCATGCAGGGTGAGTTGATCAAGCTGCAGCAGGACTTCGAACTGGAGAAGCAGCGCCGCGACCTCGAGTTCAAGCAGTGGCAGGAAGAACTCAAGGCCGAGATCGAGGAGGCCAAGCTGGTCAGCAACGGCGCCATCGAGATCAAGAAGCTGAACGCCCCCAAGGAGACCGAGCGTGACGCTGACTGAGCGCCTGTCCCGCATCCTCGAAACAGCGGTTGCTGATGTTGATGCACAGTTGTATCATGACCTGAAAACCCGCGTCGAGAAGCGCCCGGAACTGCTGGCGCAGATCGACGTACTGACCAAAGTGAGGGATCGCCTTGCAGCCAGAATCGCCGAATCCGACCATTCCTGAAGCCGAAGTCGATGAGCTTGACGCCATCGCCGGCCTCTTGACTGGCCAGCCTGAGAAGGCAGAACCCGACGCCCCTGAGAAGGATACGGCTGAGGGTGTCACCGCTGATACCCCTGAGAAGGTGGAAGGCAGCGAACCAGATGCGGCTGAGAAGCACGACATCGACTATGGGCTGAAAGTGCCTATCACCGGTGGTGAGCCTGTGACGCTGGGGGAGTTGAAAGACCTCTACCAGAACCAGCAAACCGCCAAGCTCGAACTGATCGAGCGGGAGAACGAAGTGTTGCGCCAGCACGAGAAGACCTCGATGCTACTCAGCTACGTCGATTCCCTGCCCGAGCACGTCCGTGCCGCCGCCGCCCAGCAGGCTGTCGCTGACTACCAGCAGCAGATGGCCATCCTGACCGACCTGATCCCTGAAACCCGCACCCCGGAAGGCGTGAAGGGCATGAAGGACGCGATCTACTCGCTGGCTGCGGAGTACGGCGTCGCGCGGCGTGATGTCGATCAGATCAAGCATGCTGTCACCATCAAGATGATGCACGATTTCGCGCGTCTGAAGCAGTCCATCAAGGCCGCCAAGGACAACGTGAAGCCGCTGCGCAGCGCCAGCCCCGCCGGCGTCAAGCAGAGCATCGTCAGCCAATCCGAAACCGAGCGACTCGTCGCCAAGGCCAAGCAGACCCGGAACTCCGGCGATGAAGCCACGGCAGTCGCTGCCCTACTCAGGAGCAAAACCGCATGACCACTGTTACCCACGTAGCAGCGGATGCCGCCCTCTATGGTGGCCTGATCCGCGAAGACGTGATGGACAAGATTTGGGACATCAGCAACGTCCCGCTGCCCTTCACGGAAATGTGCTCGAAAGGCACCCACTCCAACCGCCGCGTCGAGTTCGTCACCGATGAACTGGGCAACCCGGCCACCAACAACGCCGTTGTCGAAGGTGCGGACAATACCCGCAACGACGGCAAGCTGGGCGTCCGTCTGGGCAACTACACCCAGATCGCGACCAAGGCGGTCAAGGTGACCGACACGTCCGAAGCCGCCAACGGCATCGGCGGCATCAACTCCCTGTCGTACCAACTCAAGGAACGCCAGAAGGAGCTTCGCCGTGACGTGGAAGCCCAGATGCTGACGCACCAAGCCTCGGTCGCTGGCGATGCCAACACCGTCGCCGGCGTGTCTGCTGGCCTCGGCGCTCAACTCAAGAGCAACGTCAATGTCGGCGCCACGGGTGCTGTGGGTGGCTTCAACACCACCACCGGCCTCTTCGTTGCACCGACCCCGGGCACCAAGCGTGCTCTGTCCGAGACCACCCTGCGCGACGTGCTGCAGCAGGTCTATGAAGCTGGGGGCAACACCTCCATCGCCATGGCCCGGCCGGCGGTTATCCGCAAGCTGTCCGAGTACCTCTTTACCGACACCGCCCGTGTCGCCACCCTCACGTCCGACAAGGCGCAAAAGGGTGACGGCGGCGCGCTGACGGCATACGGCTCGGTCAATGTGTTCGTCACCGACTTCGGTCAGACGATCACCCTGCGCGACAACCGCATCCAGCAAGCCGACGCCGCTGGCGAGTCCTCGCTGTACCTGCTCGACAGCGCCCACCTGAAGCAGTCCTTCCTGCGTGGCTACACCACGGAAGCGCTTGCCAAGACCGGCCTCTCCGAGAACCGCCAGATGTCTGTCCAGTACAGCCTGCTGGTGCTCAACGAGAAGTCGCAGGGCGCGATCTTCGACATCGACGAGACCGCCGCGGTGGTTGCGTGATGTACCGGGTGACGAACCTCCATTCGTCGCCCGTTGGCCTCGGGGGTGGGCGCATGCTTGCCCCCGGGGCTTCTGCTGATCTGGAGTTGAACTTCGATGACCACTGCCTCCTCTCTGAATGTCCGTTCCTCGGCGTACAGGACTTGGATCGACCCCCGAGCCGCACTGACGCGCCGGGAGATGCGCCGAAACGCGCCGCGCGATCTGGCAAGCGGAACGCTAAGGCTGGCCCTGCACCTGTCTGACGCAGAGGCCGCGTACCTCGAGCGGAACAACCCGGACACGCTGGGGCATCCCGACACGCGGGTCCATGATGCCGAATGGCACCGCTTCATCAGGCACAGCGACAGTGCCCCCTACAGAGTGAATGCCGTATGAAACCTTTGAACCGTATCGGCTCTGTCTTCAAGCGCGGCGAGGCGATCTTCTGGGCTCGCCGGCGCAAGCTGATCCTGCCCATTGTGGAGCACCTCTACAGCTACGAGACCCCGGCGGTAGGCGCCGCCCCGGCTGTCGGCTCCATCGTGCATGCCTCCAACGTGATCAACAAGCTGGCGGTGAGCCACACCGACCTAGACGGCAACAGCATCGCCGCTACGATCGGCCAGATCACCACCGGCGACACGGTGGCCATTGGCGGCACCCACTACACCGTGATCGCCCCCACCGTGGCCGATACCGGCTTCAGCTACATCACCATCAGTCCGAGCACCCAGAAGCAGCCGGGCATCTATCCTGTGAAGGCGTGGCGATGACCCCCGCAGACCTCAAGACCCGCATCGCCCAGATCACGCACCGCAACGACTTCGGTGTGCAACTGGACAACTTCGTGGCGGATGCCAACCTGCGCATCAACCGCCGGTTCGGCATCGCGCTGGTGGTCCCGGCCGACGCCGACCCGCTGCCCGATGGTACCTATCAACTGTACCTGTTCGCAGCCTTGACGGCCGCCTACGAGCACCTGAACAACGGCGACAATGCCCGCTACTACGACCAGAAATGGGAACTCGAAGCGGACCGCCAGAACGTGCTCAACCCGGGCACCGTGACCGACAACTACGCGGCTGAGCCGCCCTTCATCGGAGCATCCGCATGAGCCTCGAAACCTACACCGGCAACATCGCCGACCTCGTTGATACCAACCCGACCGGCGGTGATCCGCGGTCGCAGGGCGACGATCACCTGCGTGGCATCAAATACACCCTCAAGCAGACGTTCCCGGGCTTCACGGGGCCGCTGAAGGCCGAGTTCGTGCCCTTCGTGCCGGCCGGCACGATTGCGGCGGCGAACGTGCAGGCGGCGATTCAGGAACTGGACAGCGAGAAGGTCGCTAAGGCTGGCGACACAATGAGTGGACCACTTACTGTTCAAACGGTCAAGATTTCGGGGTCTGGGAATCTCGGAAACATCGGCACTG